GCGCAAAATTGAAAACAAAAGTATTCAATTTTATTTGCAAACCAAAGTATTAGTCTGTTTGTACATCTACAATTTTATTATTTTTAATAATAAAATACAATTCCATAAAGTTACGGGTTGCCCAAACGATTCTTTCGCCATTTTGTGTGTAGGGTTGCATTACAAAACTGTATTCAGTAATGTTGCGTTTTGCAAACCATTCTTTAACCAATTCAAATTCTGTCATTTTAAATCTACGCCTTTCATATAAATATTTTCTAAATCAAATTCTTGAGCCATCATTTTAGCTAATCGTTTGAAGTGTTTGCCGTGTACCTCTGATTTTTTATTTTCTTCTTGCCATGCGTGAATTAACTCATGGGCAATTAGTGTGTTTATATCACGGGTTGCATTGGTCAGGTATATAGTAACCCTATGCTCTAGTAGCTTACCTGTTTTATTAGAATAGTGTGGTATATAAAACCCATCCCATTTTTTATGTATGCGTGTTTTAAAACGCAATGTTACTGGTTTAGTTAAACCTAAAAATTTAATGTAATCGTTTAATTGTTTCATAGGTTTATTATACCATAAAAAAATGTAGGGGCATAAAGCCCCTACAATCTATCAGGCTTTTTCGTTCCTGATAAAGTCTGCAATCTTAGCGAGTGCAGTCTTATTAGCCTTAGTTAATGATTCTATATCATTCTCAGGCAATCCCAATGCCATGCCGATATAATCAGCGTGTACATCTTTTTTGATTGGTGTTTCACCAGTCTTGCTTTTGTATACCTTTGCTTGATATACTTTTTCACGGGACAACTTAGCGACAATAGACCTTACAGTCTTGCCCAAATCATTAGCGATTGTCTCAACGCTAACGCCTGATTGATAATCAGCAACCATTTTTAGGGTTTGCTCAGGTGTGTAGTTTACAGTTTTCGTAGTCATGTTACATTCTCCTTTAAGGTTTCATTACAAACAAAATATAGTATATCATAGGGGCAAAGAATAAGCAAGCAATTATTGTTGCTTGAATTAGTTCTTTAAATAATCTTTTCATTTTATTTTCTCCGTTTGATGAATCAATTATAGTCGATTGGATTACCATTTGCCAATTGATTTTTTCTATTGGTGTGATAGTCTAAAACTATTACTATGTATACTTTTGTTTACAATTATTTCTAGAAACAAAAGTATTACTGCAGCTACTACATATGAGAAACAAAAGTATTACATTGTAAATGTAATACTTTTGTTTCTAAACAGGGGGGGGGTTATCAGACTAACCCCAAAGCCATAGCATGGGGACCCACCCACACGCGGCCTATATGAGAAATTTTGAAACACCCTAAGGTGCCAAAATCTACACTTGTCAACGTACCCCTAAACTGTTACAATTAACAAAAAGGATATAACCATGACCACTCACCTACCAGCGGAAATTATTCGCATATCACCAGAGGCACTAGAAGTAGCAAATGCATATTTGCAACTTAATGACGCCCGTAAGGTAGCCAGTGAATTGGACTTAGACCCCGAAACTGTCACTAACCTCTTAGCCAAACGCGAAGTTAAAAGTTATATTGATAGTGTATTTTTTGATTCGGGCTACAACAACCGCTTTTTAATGCGTAAAGCTATGGATGCACTCATTAAACAAAAGTTTAGTGAGCTTGAAGAATCGCAAACTGGGTCAACCAAAGACATTGCTGAATTGTTACAAATGTCTCATAAAATGTCAATGGATCTACTAGACAGAGAAATTCAATTGGAAAAAGCCAGACAAGCTACAGGCCCACAAAAACAAGTTAACGTGCAAATCAATGATGCACTAGATGGATCAAAGTATTCACAGCTAGTTCAAAGATTGATTACTGGCGAAGGTGTTTAATGCTAGTAGTTTCCAGACCAGATATTAACGTAGACGCAATCACGGAATTCGACCCTCAACAGAGGTTTATTAAGCTACCTATAGTAAACTACTTAAAGTTGTTGGATGTCTACGATACAATCAACCGCCCACAAGTTGCGCTCATCAACGCAGTCAACGATCCCAAATATAGATTTATATGCGCTGCCTTAGCACGTAGACTGGGCAAAACTTACATAGCTAACGTAATTGGGCAATTGGTTACATTAGTACCACAGTCTAACGTGTTGATTATTTCACCAAACTATAACTTAAGTTCGATCAGTTTTGAACTGCAACGTAAATTAATCAAACATTTTGATTTAGAAGTTTCCAGAGATAATTTAAAGGACAAGATTATTGAGCTGAGTAATGGATCCACCATCAGGATGGGCTCGCTCAGCACAGTTGATTCGACTGTGGGTCGTAGCTACGATTTAATTATATTTGATGAGGCTGCATTAGGTGAAGGTGGTGAAGCTGCCTTTAATGTTGCACTACGCCCTACCTTAGACAAGCCCCAAGCCAAAGCGATATTTATTTCTACACCACGAGGTAGAAATAACTGGTTTGCGCAGTTTTATAACCGTGGATTTGACAGCAACTTTCCTGAATGGATTTCATTGCAGGCCGATTACACCGAAAACACCCGCATGGCAGAATCGGATGTGCAAGAGGCTAAACGTTCCATGTCGCGTGCAGAGTTTGAACAAGAATATTTAGCCAGTTTCACGGTATTTGCTGGTCAGATTTATACTTTGCAGGAAGAGAATATTTCTCTTCCACCTGATAACTTGCGTGGCGAAGCAATAGCAGGTTGTGACCCTGGGTATAGGGATTCAACAGCATTTGCAGTAATTGTCTACGACTATACAACCGATGTGTTTTGGATAGTAGATGAATATTTAAAGGCTGAAAAGACCACTCAAGAACACGCTGTTGCATTTAGCGAGTTGAACGCTCGCTGGGGTGTTGAAATAGTATTTATTGATTCTGCAGCTGCACAGTTTGCTAATGATTTAGCTTACTTATACAATATTAGCACAACCAAAGCTAAAAAAGATGTACTTCCAGGTATTGCGTATGTTCAGACACTGCTACAGCAAAACCGACTTAGGGTCGCGCCTCACTGCACCAATGTTAGAGCGATGTTTGATCAATACCGCTGGGATCAACGCGAGGGTCTGCAACGTGAAAGACCTATGCATGATGAATATAGTCACATGGCTGATGCCATCCGCTACGCACTATACACGTACACAGTCTAGCAACATAAAAAATTACATTGACTTTAGTGTGCTGTTATAGTATAATACTCCAATAGCATAAAGTGTAAAAAAATTAAGCTTAAATTTTGGGAAAAAATAAGATGGATAGAGATACTTACCTACAACTGATCAGAAGCATATTCTGCTCAGAATTTGCCTTTTATTTAAAAGCAGCCAATTTTCATTGGAATGTTGAAGGTTCGGACTTCTATGAATTCCACCTTTTATTTGAGCGTATTTATCTAGAAGTATATGGTATTGTAGACGACTTTGCTGAAGAAGTCCGTGCATTGCGTGCACAAACTCCAGCTGATTTAGTCACCTTACAGTCACTATCAAAAATTACACCACAACCTGAAGTAATGTCTGGTATGTCAATGGCTCAAGAGTTGTTAGCCGATTCGGATATGATGGCAGAGATTTTTGGCATGGCTTTTGTAGAAGCAGAAGCTCAAGGCGATCATGGCTTGTCAAACTTTTTGGCGGATCGTCAAGATGCACACCGCAAGCATTCGTGGATGTTACGCAGCACATTAAAGTAAATGGCAAAGAATACAAATAAGCGAATTCCAGTAAAATGGGTTCGTGACCGTGCTAAGTCTGCATACGAGAAAAAAGAATCGTGCTATATTTGCACTACTCATATGGACTTAGAACTTCATCACTTACACTCAGTGACCATACTCTTGGATAAATGGGCTCTAGCTAAAGGCTATGACATTTCAACTGACGAAGGCATTTTAGCTGTTAGAGACGAGTTTATTAGTGAACATAATACAGAGTTATATGATCAGGTGTACACCCTTTGTAACACACATCATGTAGCGTTGCATAGTGTTTATGGTAAAGCTCCGAAACCTGGTTCTGAACCGAAACAGGCTCATTGGATTGAGACACAGCGTAACAAGCATTTGGGTGGTGAACGTGTAATACCTAAAACTAGTTCGGGCAGTTTTTTCTCAGAGTTTATTTAAAAAGGGAAAAATATGTCGTGGATAGATACAACCAAAAACTGGATAGTTACTAAACTAAATCCAGCTCAAGGTAGGGTTGCACAAGGTGAGGGTGTTATCATCCCTACCGAAGCAACGATTACCTACCAACAAGCTTTTAGAAAACTTGAATCCGTTAATAGATCTGTAAGCATGCTAGTAAATGCATGTAGTAGCATGGACTATGACGTTAAAGATAAAGTTACCGAAGGCGTGGTAAATGGAATTAGGCAAAAAACATTATTAAACTTGTTGAATGTTAAGCCAAATCCTTACCAGTCAGCACAAGAATTTCGTCAAGCCATATTTACTGACTTGATCCTGGAAGGTAATGTATTTATATACTTTGATGGTGCTTATATGTACCACTTACCTGCCATAAACGTACAGATTTTAACTGATACCGTAACCTTTATTCAAGGTTATCGTTATCAAGGTACTATAGAATTTAAAGAAACTGACATATTCCACTTTAGGGATACCAACTCACATTCAATTTATCGCGGTGCGTCACGCTTAGAGTCAGCACAACGATCAATATCTACTCTATATGCCATGCAACAGTTCCAAGAGCAATTCTTTGAAAATGGTGCTGTGTTTGGATTAGTTTTAACATCAG